GGATATCGTATAGTCTAGCCGCCACGCCTGATCACCTCCTCTACCGCCGCAAAGTAACCAGCCGCTACCTTATCGCCAACAGGGTCAATGTGCGGCTGTGCCCGTGTCCTGCCACCGTCCCTGGTGGCGTGGCCGTGCTCCAACAGGTGGGTGAGCCGAGGGCGTGCCTTGTTGTGCAAAATAAACCGCATCGGGCCTCTGTAAGTGTGCGCTACCCTCACGCTCCAACCACGCCTATATCTACCTGTTCGCTTTGGGCTTGCGCTGAGGAGCTCAGCTGCACCTTCGCGCGTGACGCGTTCGCCAGCAGTGTTCATACCCTCCACGATGTCGGCGGTGTATGTGTCCAGTCGAGCCATGATCTCCTTGCTCAACTGGTCGACCTTAATTGCCATTTGACTCCCCCCCTCACCCTCTACACGCGTTCTACACACATCAATGTTAGCTCCCGCTTTCTGCCGTCCACATCAAGCACTGAGTGGATATCAAACGTCCTGGTACCTTCCAACACGCGCATGGCGGGAACAATGCCCGGCCGGTGGCGAATACGGATGCGGTGTGTCACCTCGGCGTTGACCCGAGCGGCATCGAAAAACTCCCTGCCAGAAATAGCCTCGATTTGCGCGCAGACTGTTGCGGTATCGCTCCATGTTTCGCTCACTACGCCTAGACTGTCTTGGGTCAAAGTCGGGGCTTGCAGTGTGATCTGGTGCCGCAGTTTCCCGATCTTCATCACCATTCCACCCTCCTGTATGAAAAGAGAAGCGCCTTTAACACCTCTGTCAGCGCACTGGTATTCAACTCATTCCGCTCCTCATAGAGCTTGGAAACAGCAAAGTAAATGGCGTGTTTGACCGGCTCCGGTACGTCTGCAAACTCAGCTAAAGGGAAACGGAGGATACCTGCTACGATATCCTCCGCTGCCACAATGAAGCTTTCGATGAGCGCATCCTCGGCATTTGACTCGACTCTTAACCAGGCCTTTGTATTTTCAAGTGTGACGACCAATGCGCCCACCTCCTTTTACTACACTTTCTGCTGCAGCACCTTGATGGCTTCGGCCAGGATCAGCTTGCCGTCCACTCTCTGTGTTGCCTTAAAGCCTACCTGCCCAGTTGCCGCAAAAAGCTCGTTCAGCCGCTGGAAGGCTCTGCCCTGTCTATCTGCAACCCAGTAATAGCCGAAGTCGCCAAAGGCAATCGTCTTAGCTGACGCCGCAATGATCGGGACATAGGCCGAGGTTCTGACGGGCCGGTTAAGGATGGTGTCCGGCTGCCCCGCCTGCACCGAAGGCTGCCAGAGGTACTGGCCGGTGGCATCCTTTAGCTTTCTGATGGCCTTGACGGTGGCGTCGTTCATCACAAAGACGGCATTTTTGCGGTAAGGTGCTTTGAGCGCGTAGAATAGGTCGATCACTTCATCAACAGTTATTGCCGTTGCTGCTGCTGTGGTACCTCCAAGCTGCGCGCCGCCGGTGGCGTTAAAAATGCCGGTAGGTTTTCCGGTTCCATTCCCAATGAAGAAAGCTTCCTCTTCCTTGGCGCCGATCCGTCTGGCAAATTCCTTGGCGATATAGGACTCCAAGTTAAAAACACTATCATTAAGGAGTTCTTCTGAAACCTTAATCATAGTGGCGAGCTTGTAGGCTCCGATAGAAACCTGCCCGAAGGCGTCATCCGATTCTGGAATCGCTCCTTCTTCATCTACCCAGGAAGCCGTTCCCTTGGTGGCGACAACGGGGATTTTCTTGTCTCCGGAGGAGGTGGTGATAACCTTTGCCAGCTGCCGGAAGATGTTTTCTTCTTCGAGGCTCTTAATTAAGGTTCTTTCAAATTCGTCCGGAACCAGGAAGCCACCCTCACTGTCAGTGCCAATCTGCAGCGCATTCTGCACATCAAAGCTATGCTTGTTTCTCATGGCTCTCCAAAAAGCTTGCTTGTACTCATCCGTAGCTCTGCCTGCCTTAAACTCACCATTCGGTGCAGGCCGACCGGTAATCGGAGAATTCACCGGCTTTGCCAGCTCCAGCTCGATGCTGTGCTGTCTTTCAAGTCTGTTGATCTCCTTTCCAAGATTCACGACTTCCGCCTCCATTTTTTCATAGGCCGCAGTGTCCTCGGCGGAGATCAGCCCATCACCGCCTCTTTTGGCATCAAGAAAGGTCTTTGCCGTTTCCCACGCTTTAGTTCTTTTTTCGCGCAGCTCTACAATTTTACTCATTTTTGAATTCCTCCCTAAGATTTTAGTAGTTCTAATCTCCTGTCGAGATCGGTAATGGGTTTACCGGTCTGCCTTTCTTTGCGCGGCAGCTTGCTCATTAATGAGTTGACTACCGCCATTTTGCTGAAGATTGCTCCCTCGTTTATAGGGGCCGACTTATCCGCCTGCCAAAACATGATCTGGTCGGCAAAGCCAAGCTCCACAGCCTTTTTAGCGTTAAACCAACTCTCGACATCCATCAGGTGCGACAACTTGACTCTTGATAGGCCGGTCTTTAGCTCATAGGCATTGATGATGCTTTCCTTCACCTCGCCGAGCATGCCAATGGCCTTTTCCATTTCCTCCGTATCGCCAAAGGCGATGGTCATGGGATTGTGGATCATCATCATGGACACCGGAGACATTAAAACCTCCCCGCCGGCCATAGCAATGACAGACGCCGCACTGGCGGCAATCCCGTCGATTTTCACCGTAACCTTGCCCTTGTAATCCATCAGCATGTTGTAAATCTGGCTTGCCGCAAAGACATCGCCCCCCGGGGAGTTTATCCAGATGGTGATATCTCCGTTGCCGCTTAAGAGCTCTGCCTTGAATTGCTTGGGGGTTACCTCATCGCCAAACCAGGTTTCCTCGGCGATGGCCCCGTCAAGGTAGAGGGTTCGATCATCTCCGTTTCTGACCCAGTTCCAAAATTTCTTGTTCAAGGTTCCCTGCCTCCGTTCCCATGTTGTTTTTATTGGCGAATGCACCTGCGTCCGCAAGCTTAGTCATGTTGCCGTTGATCAAGTACAGATCACCTCCTAGCTCCTCCGGAATGCGGTTCATGTTCTCAAGCTCCCGGATGTCATTTGAGGACATCCACCCGTTTTGCCGGGCTGTAGCATAGCCGTTCATGCGGCTTTGATAGTCACCGCGAAGCAGCCCGTCCACGTTGAACTTGATGAAGAACTCCCTCTTTTCAGCGGCGGGAAGTAGCGCCCTCTGCAGCGCCTGCTCCCAGCGGACCACCCAGGGGTCGAGGGTATATTTCACAAACTCCAGGCTTTGCTGCTCGATATTAGAAAAGCTGGATTTCTCAAGATCGCCTATCATGTGCGGCGGTATCCTGAAAATTCTAGCTATCTCGGTGATTTGGAATTTGCGGGTGGCGATAAACTGTGCCTGTTCAGGTGGGATGCCCATGCTCTGAAACTTCATGCCTTCCTCAAGGACAGCCACACGGTGCGCATTACTACTGCCTTGGTATACTGCGTTCCAGCTATCCCTTACCCGTTTTGGGTCCTTAACAACACCCGGATGCTCCAGTACACCGCCCGGATTGGCGCCATTGGCGAAGAACTTAGCTCCATATTCCTCTGTGGCGATGGCCATGCCGATGGCGTTTTTAGCCATGGCAATTGGCGAGTAGCCGACGAGGCCATCGAAGCCAAGGCCGGGGATATGCACGACCTCCTCTCTGCGAAGGATGGCTGTGCCTTCGTCCTTTCTGTACTCATAAAAAAGCTCACCGCCGGCTGTTCTATCCACGACCATCCTGTCAGGCAGCAGAGGATAGAGTGAAAGTACATTGCCTCTGCCATCGCGCACAATTTGGGCATAGGCATTTCCCCACAATAAAAGATGACTCATCAGTGTTTCTCTAAACACGAAGGAAGTCATCTCGGGGTTTGGCTCGTCATGGAGCAGGGAATATAGGCGATGATTTTTTGCTTTTTCTTTACCACCCGCAGTGTGCTTGTAGGTGTGTAGCGGCAAGCTCGCCAGCGTTTCAGCCAAGATTCTGACGCAAGCATAAACCGCTGTAGTCTGCATGGCGGTTCTCTCGTTGACGGTCTTGCCCGACGTGGTGCCACCAAATAGGAACGAGAGCCCGCAACATAAACGGTTCTTGGGCTTATCTCTTGAGCCGAACAATCCTTTTAGTAGGTTCATAGGCTTCACCTCCAAAAAAAGCTTTGACATATTAAATCACGGGCGTTATAATGTATATGCTAATTAACGACCGTGAAAAGGAGTGTTTGTAATGAAAGCAACATTTAACGATTTCCTTGTCGAAAACCCCAATTGTTCAAAGTACGACGGCAACACTGATGCTATTGCTATCTTCGACCTGTTATCGAAAGACGAAAATATCATCGGAATGATTGATGCCTCAGAAGCAGGGAAGCCCGCTTTGTCAGCTTGTGTTGACGAAATCGAAGCATTTTTCAACAATCAGCAAAACCCGACATTCTATTTGACTGATGACTTTACTCGGCAAGCTGTGGGGCGAATGATTAAAACAATACTCGCTCCATTCAGATACAAAGTCACAGTGCAAAAAGATCTGCCCAAAGCATTAAAATGCAAATACTTTACTTCTGCATCTTGCTATACCAAATCAGGTACCCCCACAATGAAGGTCATCAGAACAATAGCCGAGGTTTAAAGGATCAGCAAGCCTCTCTCGTCATACACAGAATCACCGCCATTGCCGTTTCCGCAGCGGATGGCCCTATCAAGCGCCATGATGGTCGCAACCGCGCCGTCAATCCTTTCAGTGGACTTTTCCTTGTCCGGTTTTATGTTGCCGGCAGGGTCAGTTCGAATAAAGATATTATCCATCATCCAGCGCAGTACGGGTTGGCCGCCATGGGCGAGTTTCCCCTCCAAGGTCAATTTCATCAGCTCCTTGGTGGGTGGGGACATATCTTTGAAGCCTTGACCGAACGGAACGACGGTGAAGCCCTGACCCTCTAGATTCTGCGTCATTTGCACAGCACCCCAGCGATCAAAGGCGATTTCGCGGAGGTTGTATTTTTTGCTAAGCTCCTCGATAAACCGCTCGATGAAACCGTAATGCACCACGTTGCCCTCGGTGGTCAACAAGTACCCTTGTTTTTCCCAGAGGTCGTACTGCACATGGTCGCGCCGGACTCTCAGGGTCATGTTCCCCTCCGGCATCCAGAAGAACGGGAGGACGGCGTATTTCTCCGCCTCGTCCTCCGGCGGGAATACCAGCACGAAGGAAGTAATGTCCGTGGTGGAGGAGAGGTCAAGGCCGCCGTAGCAAACCCGCCCCTCAAGCGATTTTTCATCAACGGGGAAGGCACAGGCGTCCCATTTCGCCATTGGCATCCAGCGGACCGCCTGCTTGACCCACTGGTTGAGCCTAAACTGCCGGAAACTGTTCTCCTCGGCGGGGTTTTGCTTCGCGCTTTCGCAGGCTGCTCTGACTTTATCCATGCCGACCGTGATGCCTAAGCTGGGGTTCGCTTTCTTCCACACTTTTGGGTCAGTCCAGTCGTCTTCTTCCTTCGCGCCATATATCACCGGATAGAAGGTGGGGTCACGCTTCCTGCCTTCGAGGACATCCCGCGCTTTTTGGTGCGTCTCGTAGCAGATGCTCTGGGTGTCGGTGCCTGCGGTAGTGATGAGAAAGTAAAGCGGCTGCATCCGCGCATCGCCCGAGCCTTTGGTCATCACGTCAACCAACTTGCGGTTTGGTTGGGTGTGCAGTTCGTCAAACACCACCCCGTGGATGTTGAAGCCGTGCTTTGAATATGCTTCGGCAGAGAGCACCTGATAGAAGCTGTTCGTCGGTAGATACACCAGCCGCTTGGTGGAAGCAAGGAGCTTGACCCGCCGGGTCAGCGCCGGGCACATCCTGACCATGTCGGCCGCCACCTCAAACACGATGGAAGCCTGCTGGCGGTCGGCGGCGCAACCGTAAACCTCGGCGCGCTGCTCGCCGTCGCCGCAGGTGAGGAGCAGGGCGATAGCGGCAGCCAGCTCGCTTTTACCCATTTTTTTGGGTATCTCCACATACGCTGTGTTGAACTGCCGGTAGCCGTTGGGTTTTAGGATGCCGAACAAGTCCCGGACAATCTGCTCCTGCCAGTCAATGAGTTTAAAAGGCTTGCCCGCCCAGGTGCCTTTGGTGTGGTAAAGTTGCTCTATAAACGCCACTGCATAGTCGGCGGCATCCTTGCTGTAGTGCGAACCATCCGACATGAAGGCGGTGGGCCTGTATTTCTTCAGTGTCCTCAATGGTACCGCCTCCTCCCGCCAAACAACGGCATAGGAAAAGGGCCTCCGCGGGAAGCCCCTTGCTTTTGCCGTTTTGCTTTATGATTTATTCACTGTCTTCCGCTTCTCCTGTCAGGATAAATCGGCTGTATTTGGCCCTATGGTCTTTTAGGTAGAGCACTAGTTCGTGGAAGCCGCGGTCATAGGCTTCCCGCTGAACGTGCGGCAGATCAAACATGTTGGTAACCCCGCTTGCTCGGATGGAGAGGATTTGCTCTATAATCCGCTCATTCATGGGTGTTTCCCCCCGCCTTTGTCGATAGTTTTTTAACCTCGTCCTCGCCGTACACCACACCCAATGTGGAGCCAGAGTCCCAGAGACAGAAGATGGTTCCGGTGTCATCGATGAAATCTGCCGTTCCCTTGTCGCCGGGCCTTAGCTTAGCGTAAGGGTCGTTCATCCTGACCAGTTCTACGCGGGTGCCGTGGGGATACTGCTTACGCAGCCGCTCCACGGTTTCTTTCGAAGGGAACTTATTCACCGTCGCTCACCTCGTTTTCCGGAGACGCGCTTTGCCCTGGCTGTAGCGGTACACCGTTTTTATAGGCGCTGTTGCCGGAGAGGTTCTCAAGCAGGATTTTCCTCGCCGCCTTGTACTCCTCGCCCACAAAGCCCAGCCGCATGAGGAACACCCGGAAAGCGTACTTCTCGTTTTGCACCGGCTTTTCTGTGGCGGTCACGCGCTTCTGCTCCTTGGCCGCCGCGCAGAGTGCGCCGATGAAGTGGGAGTAGGCGGCAACCTCGTCGCCCGCTGCGCTGAAGGAAAACCAGGGGAACTTCAGCGTTGTCACCGTGCGTTCGACGGGGAGCGCGTCCGCGCCGATGGCCTTTTTAATGAGCGCAGCCTTGCTCGCGATTAGCCGGTCAAGGTTCTCAAGCGCCGCCTCGGTAAAGCCCGCGAGCGGCAGTTCAATGGTCAGGCTGCAAGCTTCGTGAGATTCGGGAACATCGCTCGCCCGCATACCGTTTTCACCTTGGAAATCCTCTCGTCGATCCTTTCCAAGCCCTAGTTCCTCGCCTTCGGTCATTTGCAGTTCCTCAAGGGTCGGAACGTCGTCGCCCCCGTACTGTCCGCGATTCGAGTAGTCGGGTACATTTGCGCTTTCAAGTTTCTGGCGGCGCAGCTCGCGCTCCGCCCAAATCTCTGCTTCGTCCTTTAGCTCTTTAATGGAGGGTGTCGCGCCCATGCCACCAAGCCCGCTCTCGTAGGTATCTGGTTCGTCGTACTCGCGTTCAATTGCTACAAAGCCGTGAATGCCTTGCAGATCAACTTCCAGGCCAAGGTTGTCCGGACCCGTTAACTCACCGTTCTTGCCGATAAGATAACCGCCCACCTCGTAAGCGAATGTAGGTGCTCCGAGGTATTTTACCGGGGCATTCAGTTCCTGGCTGATTGCGCCCACAAGCGCCCTGCGTTTTTCTCCGGTGACGTTGTATTTAATTTCCATTTCGTAAGCCTCCTATACTTCTCCGGTGCTTACATACATCACTCTAAAGTTGTCAAATAGCAAGTTGGTTAGCCGAGAAATGTGCTGCGCAACACATCTTTTGCGACGTCTTCATACGGGATAGTGATCCCGTTTCGAAGCACCGAAACCCCATCTTTGTGGCCTTTGAATTCGACATAGCGGCGGAGAATAACCGAAGCGTATTTCTCGTCAAGCTCCATCATGTAACAGATCCGGGCGGCCTGTTCGCACGCGATGAGTGTCGAACCCGAACCTCCGAATAAGTCAAGCACAACTCCGTTTGGCTGGCTGGAATTTTGGATTGGGTAGGCCAGCAGCTCCAGGGGCTTTGCGGTAGGATGATCTTGGTTTTTCTTCGGTCTGGCGAAATTCCATATGGTCTTTTCTGCACGCCCAGCGTACCATTTGTGCTTTCCATTTTTCAGCCAACCAAAGAGGATCGGCTCGTGCTGCCACTGGTAGGGCGAGCGACCCATGACGAAAGTGTCCTTGGCCCAGATGCACACTCCAGACAGATGAAAGCCCGCGTCAACAAAAGCTTTGCGGAAGTTAAGCCCCTCGGTGTCCGCGTGGAACACATAGGCCGAGCCGCCGCTTTCAATGTTTCGAGCCATATTCCGGAAGGCGTCCAGGAGGAATTTATAGAACTCCTCCTTTTTCAGGTTGTCGTTTTTAATGGATAGCCCACTGGCGCTTTTGTACGAAACCGCATAAGGGGGGTCGGTCAGCACAAGGTTTGCCTTGCACCCGCCCATAAGTAAAGCGACGTCTGCGGCCTCGGTCGCGTCGCCACAAACGAGCCGATGCCGGCCGAGCGTCCAAACATCGCCGCGCCGAGCAAACGCCGCTTCTTCCAGAGCCGCCGAAAGGTCAAAGTCGTCGTCTTTGACATCCTCGACGTTCCCCATCAATTGGTTCAGTTCCGCATCATCAAAGCCCAGCAGTGATACGTCGAAGTCGGATGCCTGCAAATCCGCGATTTCCACCGCCAGCATTTCCGCATCCCAGCCTGCGTTTAAGGCAAGGCGATTATCGGCGATGATGTACGCCCGTTTCTGGGCTTCGGTCAGATGCTCCGCGAACACGCAGGGGATCACAGAGAGGCCTTCTTCCTTGGCGGCAAGGATGCGCCCGTGACCTGCGATGACGTTGTAGTGCTTGTCCACGATGACCGGGTTGACGAAGCCGAACTCCCGCAGTGAAGAACGAAGCTGGAGTATCTGCTCTTTGCTGTGAGTGCGGGCATTGCGTGCATACGGCACCAGCTTGTCGATATTCACTTTTTCAAAACGTTCAGTTGTGTTCATTTGTTCCTACCGTCCTTTCCTGCCCGACAGCAGGGCTTCCATAATGTCGTCCTGCGGATTGCCGACGAAAGCGGTGGTGCAATTTTGCTTGACGATATCAAAAATCTCATACCAAAGCAGGTTCGCCTGTTTCTGGAATGACTGGCTCATCTGCACAAAGGGGCTGGCCATCGCGCCACCTGTAGTCGGGTGCTTGCCTAAAAGACCATATGTGCTGATGGCTTCCTCGCACTGAATGTAGCGCGTGAACGCCTGCGCGTACGCTTCAAGCAGTCGTGGGTTGACGAATTTCTCGCAGCCGCGCTCTTTGAGCCATCGCCATGTTTCGATGAACAGCGCGTCCGCGCCCAGCGTCTTGCCATCTTTTTGCCTTGCGCTTAAGTAGTCGCTTGGCGTTGGCATTTCTTCGCCGTACAAGTCAGAAGCCCCGTCCAGATCCCCGGCTTCGAGCATTGGTTCCGGCTGCAGGTCCGGCACTTCGAGTACCTTTGCTGCCTTGCCTTTTGTGATTTTATCGGCGAGGGGCTGTGGTTTATCTCCTGCGCGAACGCGCCTGCCTCCCCTGTTTGTCCCGTCTTTTGCCACACCTATTCACCTCCTTGTTGTGGCTGGGTTTAATCCCCAGTTTGAACCATGCTTTTTATGCGCGAAGCCTGCCGCCCGTTGCACAAAGGCCGGGTCACAGAGATTCTGACCGCCCCTAACGTCTCCAGCGCCCACCTTCGCGGGCGGTGATTTCCGAGTGGCAGGGTGTGCACAAAGCGACTAGGTTGCCGGCGTCGTTGGTTCCGCCTTGCGACAAAGGCTTGATGTGGTGTACTTCCTCAGCGGGCATGATCAGCCTGCGCTTCTGGCAATGCTCGCACAGGGGGTGCGCCGCAATGTAGCGGTCGCGAATGCGCTTCCACGTCCTGCCGTAGCGTTTCTTTGTGGCGGGATCGCGTTCATACTTTTCGTAGCGTCTTGCTTCCTGCTTGGCGTGTTCCCCGCAGAACCTTCCGTCTATCAGCGTTGGACAGCCAGGGTGGGAACACGGCCGCTTTGGTTTGTGTGGCATCGGATCACCTCGCTTTTTGGGATGCAAAAAGCCCCCGCGGTTTTCCGCGAAGGCTCTGCCCAGTAATCCACAATACTATTGTAAGCTGCTATTCTGCAAAAATCGTCCACTGTTTGTCCACTCTAAAGACCGTAGAGTAGAAGGGTCAGTTGGCGCAAGGCCTCTTCTTTTCTCTTGTACACCCAGGAACGCTCTATATGCAGCTTTTCGCTGATGTTCAGAACAGCCTCTGTCTTAGTAATGTGTCTAACGAAGAATTCATGCAGGATAAACCGCGAGGCATCATCAAGCATCTCCCAAGCTGGTTTGAACCACTCCATGTATTCTAGCGCCTGCCGGTACCGCTCCTTCAGAATATCAATTTCATCAATGCACGAGGCTAGCCGATTCTCAGAAGCTGTCCGATTATACACCTTGGGCATTCCGGTTGGCAGAGAACTCCTCGGCGATTCTACCTTTGCGTAGATGGCAGCTATACTCTCATCTGTGTGCTCAATGATAAACTCCATATTGCTGTAATCCCTAAGCGCATTAACAGCCGCCGTTTTCTTGTCTAAGTAATGCCAAACGATGTTCACTGCAGCAAGCCTCCTTTAACAGCAACGTTGACCGCATCGATAAGCGCGGCTTGGGTATTATTCTTATCCTTCAGAGCTTTCATAACCTGCTCGTCGATTGTGTCCCTAGCGATAATGTGCTGAATAACAACAGTGTCCTTTTGCCCTTGCCGCCAGAGGCGGGCGTTGGTTTGCTGGTATAGCTCGAGGCTCCATGTCAGGCCAAACCATACCAGCGTAGACCCGCCCGCCTGCAGGTTTAGTCCGTGACCAGCCGAAGCCGGGTGAATGACGGCAAGCTGGATTTCCCCTTCATTCCATCGCCGGATGCTATCTGCGGAATCCAACTTTTCAGCCGCAAACCGTTCCATTATCCTCTCCAGGTCGTGCTTAAACCAATAGGCAACTAGCACCGGCTTGCCGTTAGCCGCCTCGATGATATCCTCCAAGGCATCCAGCTTGCGGTCATGAAGCTTTACCACGCCGCCGTCACCATCGTAAACTGCCCCGTTAGCCATTTGGAGCAGCTTGCCAGAGAGGGCTGCAGCATTGACAGCGTCAATCTCCCTATCCCTGAGAGACACCACCATCTCGGCCTTCATGGTCAGGTAGTGATTCTCTTCAGTTTCCGACATCCGTACTAAGACTTCGTTCATCACCAACTCAGGTAGTTTCAAGTAGTCGCTGCCCTTCATGCTGATGGTGATGTCTGAAATGAGGCGGTAGATGGTTTCCTCTGCACCGGGTTTTGGTTTGTAGCTGAAAACAACCTGGGCACTGCGCTTATCCGGCGAGAAGAAGGCTTCACGGTAATTGCCAATGAAGCGCCCCAGCCGCTGCCCCATGTCCAGCAGCCTGAACTCCGCCCACAAATCGATGAGCCCATTGCTGGACGGTGTGCCCGTCAGGCCCACTATCCGCTTAACCAGGGGCCTCACTTTGACCAGGCTTCTGAACCGCTTGGCTTGATGGGACTTGAAGGAGGACAGCTCATCGACTACCACCATATCGTAGTCAAAGGGAAGCCCACTTTTGGTGACCAACCACTCCACGTTCTCACGATTGATAAGGTAGACCTGTACTCTTTGCAAGAGAGCTGCCTTCCGCTGCGACTCATTACCGATCGCAACTGTGTAGGTCAGGCCGCGCAGATGATCCCACTTCCCAATCTCCGCAGGCCATGTATCCCGTGCCACTCGGAGAGGGGCGATGACCAGTACTTTGCGAATCAGAAAACTGTCCAAGGTGAGGTCGAAGATGGCCGTCAGGGCTATTAGCGTTTTTCCCAAGCCACAATCAAGAAAAAGTGCTGCAACAGGATGGGAGAGGAGATAATCAATCGAATAGTTCTGGTAACCATGGAGATCAGCAGTCACCTCCAGCGCCTCCTTTGAACCAGAACTGACGCAGACGGAGATGAAAACGTCTATGATCGCCTGCCGTCATAACCATGAGGTTTTCCGGGTCGTTGTTGCGCTTGTCGCCGTCAATATGATGGACTACCTCATAGTCTCGCAGTTTCCGTCCAAGCATTTTCTCCATTATCAGTCGATGTTGGTGACGGCCATAAAACTTAGCATAAGTTCTGCCGTTGTGTTCGATCTTCAGATGAGCTTGGCGCAACTTTGACCTCGTCATGGCAGTCATCCTTGATGGATTCAGTCTTCGGTTAATCTCCGCCATGTTCTGGCTTTGACCGGAATAGTCTTTCAGTTTGTCATATCCACCTGGGTTTTTCCCCTTATTGCTAAAATCAGCTAAGCACTGGCGGCTACAGAAATTATGCCTTTTGATGACGGATGGCCACTTTTCAATCTTTTCCCCACACCAGTCACAAGCGACTGTCACTCTGTCTTTTGCTGGCATATCCCAACACCCCCTCCCATGATTTCCGTCAGCATCGAAGGTATCTGCCTTTCATCGTCAAGAACATACACAAGAAATCCTAGCCACCTGAGCATCCCATGCCTTCTAACCTGCAGGGGTCTGGGTTCCATACCATGCGACTTCACTTCCACAAAAGCTATCCTTCCGCCGGGTAGTAACACAAGGCGGTCGGGCATTCCATCGTAACCAGGAGAGACAAACTTTAAGGCAATGCCGCCAGATGCCTTGACTGCTCTGACCAGTTTCTGTTCAGTCAGTTTTTCCCGCATAAGAACCTCCTTGTGCCGATGTCTGTGCTCAAGCACTTCAAACTCTTACGCGCGCATACACGCTCATTCGTGCCCATTACTCCTTTATTACCTATAACTACAACATTTAGAGGGTGAATTATTGGCACAATGGGAACAGGCAAGGCAAGGAGACTGGTACACAAGGGGCTTGCGACTGTGCCGACAGCCCGTGTTGTTGGCACAACTGGAACAATGAGCATGTGCCTATACCTCCTCACCGGAACGAACGAACACTCGCTGCGGGCCATATAGCGGCAGATTCTTCTTGCCCGTTTTGTTTCCGGTGAACTTCTCCCAGCCGCCGATTTTGTTGAGAATCCCTTCAATCTCGTAGGAATCACCTTTCTTGAGGACTTCACGGTTTTTGCTGAAGCACTCGCACCAGACCTCCATAATGCAAACCTGCTCACGGCGCACGCTTCCCGTGCGGCTTTCACCGCCAAACTCGCTGCCGGAGAGGAAGTTGCGGCGCTGGTAAAGGTCCATCTTGTCCCAACCTTCGGGCAAGAGTGCATCGAGGTATTCGGCTACTAGGCCTTCCCGGTCATCGCCTTCCATGGCATCGCGCTGCTGAGTGACGGCTTCCTCGGCAAGGCTGCCTTTCAGGAATAGTTCCTCCCCGGCGTTATACCTCTCGATGGCTTCAGCCCATACTTGGTCAACTTCAGTCAGCTCCCAGGCCTGGTGCTTGCCCTGACCCATGACCCGCACCGGCCAGAAGCGGCGATTTCCCGTGATGTCGCGCAGAAAGCCGCCGTCGCTGTTGGTGGTACCGACAATAATGCAGGAACGCGGGTGGCTCTCCACAACAACGCCGTATGATTGTCGATACTTATCATCGGTGCGGGTTATGAACGATTTCACCGTCTCCACGTCTACCTTCTTGATGCCCGCCAGTTCTCCAAGCTCCAGTATCCAATAGCCCTGCAGTTTCTCCGGCGCAGTCTTGTCCCTCATGTCGGAGATAGAGAGGGAGTCTGAGTACCACTGCCTGCCCAGCCGGGCAAAAAGCGTGGATTTCCCAATGCCTTGCGCGCCGTTCAGCACGAGGATGGAGTCGAACTTTACACCCGGCTGGTAGATGCGCGCCACCGCTGCCACCAGCGTTTTCCTCGTCACTGCCCGGACATACGGTGTATCGTCAGCCCCAAGATAGTCGATGAGCACGATATCCAGACGATCTATGCCGTCCCACGAGAGCCCCCCGAGGTACTCTTTGACAGGGTGGTAGAGTCGCTCGACAGAGATAACTCCAAGCAAAGCATCTTTGAACTTCGTCGGTGACCAGATGCCATAGGTGCGCTCAAAGTATAGCTTCGCGCAAGCAAGGTCGGTATCGCTCCAGCCGGGTTTCACTTGCGGCCAGGGAAGCTCTCCGATAACGTCGATCATGTTCTTAAACTGGTTGAACACGATCGGCTGTAGATTTGGGTCAAAGCGCAGGATGATAGAGATATTGGTGAGCGTATCTTTCACCGCGCCTGTTTTGTCTAGCTCAAGTTGGCTCTGCCAGTTGTCCTCATCAGTGAAGTCCGCTTCAGCCTGCTCCCGGCGCGCCTCGGCGAGCTGCGCCTTGACCCGCTCATCTTTAACGGCAAAGTCCGACATGGCTTTGAAGGAAGCTTTCTCATCGAGGTCGCTGAACTTATGGAGCCGCACAAGATCAAAAGCGTTAAGCAGCTTGCCACAGACCGGATCGGTGGCGTGGTGGCTGTAGGCGAACTTACCGTCGTAGATGACCACGCCTGCGGAACTGTCGGCAGGGATGTAATCGTAGCGGCCTGCCATAGCGGAAGGCTCGTACACTCCTGAGAGAAAGAATTCGATTGCTTCCTCAATGGAGTAAGCCTTGCAGAATGCGCCCACAACACCGCCTTTGGCAAGCGGGTCCTGTTGCTGCTTCAACCGGCGCTCGAGCACTTCCGACTGCCGTTTTGATGTGGGCCACATGGCTGTATCCCGCCAGTCAGCATATTTGGAGAGATACACGTCAGGATCAAGCAGCTCACCATCCTTTTCGTGAAACACGTAGTCTCCATCAGACGATGTAGATGGCCAGTACATCAAGCGCGAGGGCTCATAATTTGTGTCATCGAACAGGTCGATGCCTATTTCTTTCGCAACCATCCGTCCCAGCGCTGGATACTCGTCCTCACTGACCTCGCGGGCCAGGGGAATAACCAGCCGCAGGCGCTGGGCTTCAGGGGTGCTTTTGTGGGTGGAATAGGCGCAGCACGTCCAGTCATAAAGCGCCTCTATCTGCTCCCAGATGTCAGGGGTGGCATAGTCCATGTCCAATGTGAGCATGGAACGGCAAAGGACGTACCCGTTACCGCGCTTCCCCTCCTTCAGTGCGCCGCCCACAAAGCCGCCGATGTCTTTGATTCCATCCTGCTGCGCTTTGTTCATCTTGCGGTACTCGGACACTGTCTCAGTGGTGCGTTTTGTAGTGCGAACGGCGTTCTTGAATTCTACCCAGGAAATGTCCTTGTTCTTCCACCTCTTGTCCATACGGCTGTTACCGACTGCTATTCTCATCACGCACAACCTCCTCGCATCTGTCAGTGAAGTACCGAATCGGAATCCCTTGTCTCTCCGCCTTGGAGATTTCCTGGCCCATTCCAGCCGTAATCCTGCCGCCAAATACCCACACAGCCTCGCACTTTGTTAGGAGAACCAGCGCAAAGAACAACCCGAGCTCACGGCTCTCTTTGTCATCCTCGTCCAAAAACTGTGGGAAGTAGAGATGCGGCGCGAGGGGAATACACCCCTCGCTGACCGCAAACCGGCAGTAGCCGCGGGCACGGCTAGTGTTGTAGTCAATGTCTCCGGCAAAGGGCGAGCAAATGTAGATCAGCGGTCGATACCGTTTCGCCTTAGCCTTTTCCTCAGCCATTACTCTCGCGAGAGCCTTCGCGGCGGTGGGATCAGGATAGCCTAAACTGTTACGCCATTCCATGGCTAGCCGACTTCCCGCCTAGAAAGTAGTTGATAAAGTATTGCTGCCCTTTGCCCGTGACCTTGGTAGTCTTAGAAATGGTGACATGACCGTCGGAATGGGTGATAGCGGTTTCCTTGACCCGAAACAGCCCAAGTTCCATTGCCTTCTGGGTGGGAGCATTGTAGTCTGTGCCTTTGCGCTTGATGAGGAAGCCATCCTGACGCAGCCTTTCGAACAAGCGGTTCTGGCCGATGTCGACTCCGTTACCCTTGAGGATTTTCGCCAGCTCGCCGATAAGGATGGTCCCTTCAGAAACCGACACGGCATCAGCAAAGATTACCTTGGGTTTGTTCTCTGCTGCCTGAAGCTGGAGCTGTTCCTTCGCCTGCCGTTCCGTCTTGAGGGTGGTTAAGAGCTTAATCCAAGAGTCGGGATCACGCATGATCTCTTCCAGCTTGGAGGTTGTGAGGTAAGCACCATACTTTCGGATTTGCGGCAGAACCTCGTGGGTGACCCAGCGTTTGAATTTCTTAGCTTCGGGCTTGTCGGAGCGCAGGATAACATCATAAAGCCCGCTCTCGTTGACAATGTTAGTTTGCTGCTGCCGTCCCATGTTGTCGGTGACGTAAGCCAGGCTTACATCATCTCCGTCAAGCCGGTCGGCAATCATGCGGGCGTTGCTAAGTTCCAGCACGTCGCATACGTCTTTCAGCACCCACCAAGGCTCGCCGTTCCTCTGAATAGTCCTTACCTCTTTCCCCTCGTAGGAGAATGCCTGTAGTTCGTTCATGTGGCTCGTCCTTTCCGAAGGCTCAGTTTGTTGTGGCCTTCACTATAAAGCCAGGGGAAAGGGCGCATTCGGACGGTCTCACCAAAAATCCCTCAATCTTTTTTGTAAAATGGGCACACGAAGCCTTCGGCACGAAGCAGAAGCCCCTCCGCCCAGGGTGGTGTTACGGCCATATAGCGGCAGACATCGTCAGGCAGCAGTTCCGGGGGCTCCTCTATGACTACCTCGTCGTGGACGCTCATGACGATGGAGAACCCCGCTGCGTCAAGCCGCCGCATAGCATGGCAGAGGATATCGCGGGAAATTGCCTGCACAATGTTCTCCACAAACTTGGGGCCGTAGCTTTCGATGCGCTCCCATTTCTTACTGATGCCTACTCCCTCGTAGGTAACCGACTCGCCTCCGAAGCGGTTCTGCCTGATCTTAGGTTTCACATAGGCAAGCCGCCTGCCGGAGGGCAGCACAATAAAGAGCATTCCACTTTTGCACTCAAAGCAAATGCCGTGGGTTTGTGTAGTGGTGCGCTCACTGACTGCGGCCATCGCTGCCTTGTCTACATCCCACCAGAGTCTCACTATTTTTGGATTGGCGGTTCTCCAAGCATTCACAAGCGGTTGGAGTTCCTCTTCGGCAAGCCCCATACCCAGGGCACCCATCGCCTTAAGAGCGCCAGCCGAGCCGCCGTAGCCAAGAGCCAGCTCCGCAATTTTGCCCTTTTGCCTAAGCGGGCTGCCCTTGGTTATTTCCTCGATTGGGACTTGGAACATCTGGCTTGCTGATGCTTCATAAATTTTGCCGTGAGTGGCAAACACCTCGTTGCGCCATGCTTCCCCCGCTAGCCACGCGATGACCCTGGCTTCAATGGCCGAGAAATCGGCCACGATGAACTGAAAGCCGGATTTAGGCACAAATGCTGTCCGTATAAGCTCGGACAGAACACTGGGGACGGAATCATATAGCGCTTCCAGCGTATCGAAGTCGCCGCTTTTCACAAGGCTTCGAGCCTGTGCCAAATCCGGCAGATGGTTCTGGGGCAGGTTTTGCACTTGAATCAGCCTGCCCGCCCAGCGCCCGGTTCGGTTCGCACCGTAGAACTGCAAAAGCCCTCTGGCCCTACCATCCTTGCATACAACGGCGTCCATGGCCGTGTACTTCTTCACACTGCTCTTGGCGAGCGATTGCCGCAGCTCCAACACTTGCCTGAGATCATCTGGCGCAGACTTAAGCAGCTCTTTGACTGCCGCTTTGCCAAGGGTATCGGTTTCAAT